AACGATATGATAACTCCCATTGTCTTCCCATGTATGCTGAGATACCAATTAGGAAGTGGAAGATAACCAACTGATAAGGACCACCGTTGTACAACCACTCATCTAGAGTTGCTGCTTCCCATATAGGGTAGAAGTGTAATCCAATTGCGTTGGATGAAGGAACAACTGCACCAGAGATGATGTTGTTACCATACATTAAAGAACCAGCTACTGGCTCTCTGATTCCGTCGATATCGACAGGAGGTGCTGCAATGAATGCAACGATGAAACATGCAGCTGCTGTGAGCAAGCATGGAATCATGAGTACACCAAACCAACCAACATAGATTCTGTTGTTTGTAGATGTTACCCACTCACAAAATTCTGGCCAACCTGCTAGAAGTCCTCCAGATTTGCGTTGAGTTGATAGAGTTGTCATTAGTAAGACGTTTTTAAGTAGGGCATCAGGGAAGATGCGAAACTTATTTCCAGTAATCCCTCACTACTGGATATGAAAGACGAAGTATTATACTGCCTACAGAGGTCTTGGTTGGGAGCAGTTTTACGCAGGGTTACGATCCTTTCGAGTCCTTTGTGTCAGGTAATAAAGATATCACCTGTGTTATTTATCTTAACAGAACTTTACACTTTTGTCAAGTTTTATTTTTAAGTGTCCATCATGGCACTCATCATGACCAGTACAACACTAGTCATAATTGCTGTTCCCGAAAAAAATAACAGGAACATTTGAAAAGTTTCTAAAATATTCATGACAATCCGATAATTGTACTTAAAGTTATTGAGCCTATAAACATCCAAGGCACAAATTTAAGTGGAAATGGTTTCATTGTAATAGTCCTACTGATCCTGCTGTAATACCAACTACCATAAAGAAACCAAATTCTATAAGTGGGTAATATGGATTATAAAATACTTTCTTCATGCGAATGCGATGTTACCTACACCTGATACGATGTAAAGTGCGACTACTGATGTGAATAGAATGTGATACATTTTTATGCTCCTTGATATACTGGTGTCATTACTCCACCACCCTCATCGTCATCATCATCGTCACCACTGATGGCACGAAGAAATAATTCAATGAATACTATGGCTCCTACTGGGTAGAAACACCATAGTATTGCTTGGAAGGGTGATATAGCATTGTCTGCTACTAGTTCGGTCATTAAACAAAACCTGGTATGAGTTGACCTGTTGTTAGGTATGCTCCGATACCTGCGATGATGCCGATCATGGCAAGTCTGCCATTGAGTTTCTCAGCAACTGCTTTTGCTTGCTTATCATTCATTAGAAAATACCTGGTATGATTTGTCCTGTTGTTGCGTATGCACCGACTGCTGCTACGAAACCTAGCATTGCTGCCCATCCGTTAAATCTTTCTGCTTCTGGAGTCATTGTTTTTTACCTGTTGTGAATTGTTTTTAGAATAAACCTGGTGCTATCCATCCGAATAGTCCATAGTTGATAGTGCCGATTACTAGACCGAGCATTGCGAGACGACCATTAATCATCTCTGCGTTCTTCCAGTAGTTCATTAGAATATACCTGGAATAATTTGTCCTGTGGTGATGTAGGCACCTAATAGTGCAACAAAACCAACCATTGCCCAACGACCATTGACTTTCTCAGCGTTCTGAGGATAGCCTTCGTAGGACACAGACTCATCTATGTAAGGACGGGTCTCGTTTGGGAAAGCATTTTGTCTTCCACCTGATTCAGTAGTAACTGTCATTGAAATTAGTTTGTAAAGAACTGTAACAATATTATATATACAAGTATTAAGTTTTGTCAAGTACCGTGTGCCAGTTCTGTGACAGACATACGATTTCTTAATGATTCGTATAGGTTTTCCTTATCAGTGTAAAGGTTTATATATAGTGCAAGGTAAAATATACCAACATGAAAAAATTATTACTCCTTGGTATGGTAGCAGGACTCGGTTCTCCTGCGATGGCGAGCATCACTCATAAGATGCAGTCGAGCGTACAGTTACAGACTAACGCAGCTGCGACACAAGTTTCAAGAATCGGAAGTACATATACTGTCTCAGGTAATGGTGTCTCTACAGCTGTAGGGGATGCTGCCTTGAACGTAGGTGGTCTAGGTACACTCACAGATGGAGTAGGGCAAGGTTCTATTGCTACTGCTACTCACACTGCAGGCACAGCGTTCTCATTCTCTCAATCATTTATTGAAGGTGACGCTATACAAACTACTGCTCCAAGTTTAGGTGCGGTTAGTGCGTACTCAGACCAGACATCTACTGCTGTAGGTTCAGGTACTGGTACAGGTACAGTGACATCAGCACATGCTGTAACAGCAGTTGGTGGTGGAAGTGGTACTGTAACTACAGGTCAGTTCGTAACTGAATTAACAATAGACTAGATGGGCGATGCGTATCAAACTTTTGTTATGTACGCTAGCCGTAGGGTGGGTTAGTCCTACCCTTGCTGTTCCCGTGGTGCCAAATTTCACTCAGGGCAGCATGACTTCGGTGACAACCCAGACTGTCACTACAAATGAGACCATAAATAGTATGGATTATGCTACAGGCTGGACGTATTCAGTCAGTGGCTCAGGCGTAGAGGTAGAGGAAGGTACAACTATATCACCTGACGTGACTTCAACACAAACTAATACCAATAATGGTGTGACTTCAACATGGACTGGACTAGATTTATCAACACAAAACAAACCAAATTGGAAGCAAAGCGAGGCAGGAGCAGCGTTCCAATTCACAGAGCATTATTCAGGACCAGGTCTTCAGACTCATACGATAATACAGAGAGAAACCACCGTCCAAAGCGTCACAGAATCAACCAGTATATTCTCAAACTGACTGCTATCACTGCACTTTCTACATGTGTGCCTGTATATGCAACAGATGTGGGAGGTGTTTCTGCTACAGCAAATCCAGTCGCTAATTCTAGTGGCTCAGTGACCAACCAGGCAATACAGGTTTTACAAGGACCATACATTACTAATCAGTATGGTGATGGTATATCATGTCAGACTGCTACCATGAATTTTACACCATACATTACCAGAACAGGAACGTGGCAAGATCCTTACGAGTCCATCTTCATGGATCCTGTCTACAACAATGCAGACAATAATGATGACAACATACCTGACAATCCAGGTGAAATTCTCTACTACATTCCTACTCGTACAGGTCAGAAGTCTACTCAGAATATTAACTTAGGTTTTAGTGCAACGATATCCATACCATTAGATAAAGAAGCAAGAGATAAATGTATGGAAGCAGTTGCTTTGCATAATGAATATCGTATGCAGATGACTGCTAACAAACGCCTTGACTTTGAGATAGCTAGGTTAAAAAATTGCGGGGAATTAAAAAAACAAGGTATAGTTTTCCATCCTAAGTCACCATACTATAGTGTATGTGCTGATGTGGTACTTATTAATCCACCTGGCGTAGTAGGTGAGCACACACATCCAATCACACCTAACAACAGAAACAATCCAAAACCAAATGGAGGTGCTAGTGATCTAAAAGAAGTATCAATAGGTAATCCTTAGTTCTTTTTCTTAGATATTTTAAGAGGAGGTAATCCTTTCTTTTCACGATACTTATTTGCTATTATCTCACTCTTAGATAACCCACGATGAGTACCCATTTTCTTTTGAAGAGTAGCAATAGCTTTCTTTACAGCGGGTTTAATTAATCTCAATAGTAATGGTGTTGCAGCAGCTCCTGCTGTTGCAATTACTGCGATTGCTAATGTCGTAGATGCTTGATTTGTAGAGGGTAGAAATTTCTCAGCTACTGTAGTTGGTTCGTATAATGTTATACAGGTTTTACCATCAGCACTAAGTTCATGACCAGTTACTTTCTCATCTCCAGATATAGTAAGGTCACCAACTCTTAAGTTACCAGGACCAGGACATTCTACTTCTTTTTTACCAAGATCACCTGTAGGAGGAACCTCTGGTGGATCTACTTCTGGAGGTGGTTCTACAACAGGTGGAGGTGTCTCTACCTGTATTAATAAATCTTCTGGTGTGTAATCCATCGCATCATACGTTGGATACTGTGCATCACAAAGAACCCTCGTCCCATTGGAATCATCTTCCTTTAGGTTGGGGGTTTCTCTATTGTCTGCTGCGTCAGGGTGATACTTTACACAACCTGGCATGTTCACAACAGGTGAACCTATGTTTAATATAAAAGGATATACCTTTGTATGTGGAACATAATTGTATATGCCAGGTGCTTCTATGTTAGGTATGTTTATATTTTGTACCCCGATCTGAGGTATTTCAGACATTATAACTTAGGTATACCTGGTATTGCAGGACCTGTAGATTTTGGTAGAGCATCAGTGATACCACCACCTATACTAGGCATTACAGATTTCATTACTTTGCTTTTTACACCATCTATGATGGCATCCTTTTGAGTATAAAGATACACACCACCGCCAACAACGGAAAGAGATATAACGAAAGACGAAACAGCAAGTACATTAATAATTTTTTGCATGATATTTATTTTGTATCTGGGACAATTTTGACAGGACCTGATTCAATCCTGATAGTTTGTGCAGGTGCAGTCTCTGATGCCTTAGCAATAAGAAACTCCATATCTTTTTTAGATATGTTTGCACTACCACCATCAGCAGCATTCTTTTTCTTACCTCCAGCGGCCACGCCAAAAGTAGCTAAAGTTCCTGTGAAGACCGAAGCTATAAAAGTTGGATCAATTTTATCTCCTTGTTCATATCCTGGTATTTTAACGTAGTTCAAAGTTAAAATTCCTGCGGACCACACGAGAACTATTACTCTTATTAGTGTTGCTAAGTATGCTAGTTGCTCCTCTTTATCATCAACACTTTCTTTAATCTTGCCGATGATACCTTTAGGTTTTTCTTTTACTTCTGCCATGATATTTTATATGCTGTTCTATTTATCAACAATCCTTACTCATATCTTCTGCCATGTTACCACCTATCTCTGCACCTTGATTGCCACCAAACATTGCTACCCATCCTGCTGCTACCCATCCTACAAATGGTATAGTGCTAAGAGTAGGTGCTGCAGCTGCACCAACGCTAGTTCCTACAAGTCTTCCCGTTCCTTCTGCTGATCCGATTGCTTTGATACATGCTTCACTTTGTCTAGCAGCAACTATCTCTGCTGTCTGCCCTGCTGTCAAACCAGGTTTGCCATCTAACCATGATCTATGATTTGATACTGCACCACCTTGATTGGTCTGACCATCCATAAAGTATTCTTCAGCAACCTTGGTTGTGTTATTTGCTAGTCCTAAGAAACCTGCCTTCTCTTTAATATCTTTAGTAATGTATGCTGTCTTGGGATCGTTTGCAGTATAACTGATCTTATATCCATCTTTATCTGCTGAGACAACATAGGATGTGTAGTCTCCTACAGGAATATCTAATGATGGTAATTTAGTATTCTTATTAGTAGCAATTAGACCTATCATACCTATATGAGTTATGCCTAATAGTGATCCTAAACTAATTCCAATCCACTTATTCATTTTGTATCAGGGGTAATTTTAACAGGTGCTTGTTCAATACGAATAGTTTGTGCTGGTGCAGTTTGTGATGCTGCTGCAATCAACCTCTCCATATCTGCTTTTGATACTCCACCACTAGCTCCACCTCCACCAGCTGAACCACCCTTCTTGGTTGTTTGAACTCCGAAAGTAGCTAAAACGCCTGTAAATACTGAAGCGATGAAAGTTGGATCCAGATCCTGTTTAGGCATCTTAAGAGCTGATGGCAACTCAACATATGCTAATGTTAATATTGCACCACTCCAAACCAAAATTCCAAGTCTTACAAAAGTAGAGAGAATCATCATCTGTTCTTCTTTATCTTCTGCTGCGTCCTTTAGTTTAGAAAAGAAACCTTGCTTCTTGGGTTCTTCTTTTTTTACTCCTTCCTTCTTCTTCTCTTCTGCCATAATGTTTGATATATCTAATGTATATATAGCGATTTCCTAACTTTCTTGCTCTTGTAACTTCTCTACAACAGTTTTTGCTTCCATTGGTGCTATATCATTGAGTCCATTAGCATCAAACCAAGGTGCATCTTCCCAACTAAATCCCTCTCCAAATGTGTTATCAGGTGACACAATATACCAATGACATTTAGCGTCAGGTATATCAACTGCACACACTGCCCAATCATCAGACCATTGAGGTACTTGCACATACATCTGGGGTAAGTGATTAGCAAATAGTGAAAGTATTAATGAAAAGAAAATCATGTGCCTTTAAAGTTATGAAGTGATGAACTACACTTAGTAACATTTTTTATCACAATGAATTTATCAGCAGCAAATGTTCCTGCTAACTGAACCTTTATTTCATCACCATCTTCCCAATTGATATCACCATTCCTTTTAGTATGGTTCATTGCCTCTTGTATCTGGTCGATAATTTCTTGTGTCAATTTCATGTGAATCTATTCATGATAGCAATGAGAGTATCATAAGGTATCCATGTAGGTTCTTCCTCTTCAAACTGAACCTCTACCTCTGTGATAACTTTTTGCAACCACTTAGAGTATGTTTCTCTTGTATTTAATACTGGACTCATAGGACTGTTCATGTCAAACTTCATTTTTACTGATGATAATTTTATTATACTCTGGTAAGTAAAGATATTCAACATCACTTGTAGATATTGTGCGGATAGCATCATCAAGTGTTTCTACTAATGGTTCTCCACCCAAGTTAAATGATGTGTTGAATATGATAGGACAACCAGTGGCATCATACCATGCCTTAATAATATCATAATAATGTTTATTTTGTTCTTCTGTTACAGTTTGTATTCTACATGTCTTATCTACATGAATGATAGCAGGTATCTTTTCTTCTATGCCTGGTTGACAGTTGACTGCGTACATCATAAATGGTGTCTCTTCCATGCCACGAAGATCAAACCACTCATGTACATGTTCTTTTAATATTGTACCTGCAAATGGTCTAAAGAACTCTCTCTTTTTGACAGTATTGACATGATCTTTTCCAT